CGGTGATCGTTCCCGAGAACAGGAAGTTTCCTGCTGAGACGTTGTCCCAGGCGGTGAAGTGTGTTGCGTCTTGCGAACCGGCGATGTTCGTCCAGGTGATTGCGGCATCAGATGCGATCGAGCCCGTTGAGGCGGCTGCGAACGACGCCGCTTTGCGTGTCGTTTCGGTTGCCGCGTTTGATGTGCCGTTCGCGCCAGGGTCACCGACGTGCAGTTTTACATACACGGTCGTCACCGCGAAAGAAGTGTTGTTGCCGACCGCATCAAGCCATGCGTTCGCCAAATACGAAGAGACACCAGTAGCCATCAGCCTTCAACCCTTTCCACGATTTCAGTGATGCGACCATCCTCGCCACGCACCACCTGGCGCACTACGGTGCGCTGTTCTGGGACGTTGACGTTGACGACTGTTTCTGGCACGTTGACGACCGGCGCGTCGACATGCACCGAAGGCGGTGCGACATGAATGACTTGCTCTGGCATGTTGAGATTCAGTTCTCGTTTTGAGTTCACTTCGTAGGCGGCTTGCGGATCGGCAGGGCTGACCGTTGCAAGCGGCTGCAACTGTGTTGATGGCAGACCGGTGTGGTCGATGCTCGGCATGTCGAGAGCTGCGAGTACGCCAGCCGGGTCGAATCCTGCGAGCACGAGTCGTTGCGCAATCAACGACTTACGGTCGAGGTCGGCGAGGTTCGCTGCGGTGATGTCGATGTTGGCGAGCGGTACGCGGTATGCGTCTCCGCCTTCGATTGGTGACATGTCCTCGAAGCGGCGCACGTCGTTGACCGAGAGATAGCCGTTCATCAAACCTGACGAGTACGAGGCGTTGCGTGCGGAGATGTCGCCACGCAGAAGTCCTGCGGTGGTGAATCGGATGAACGCACGGCCCGCCAGTAGCACGCTGTATTCGGACTCAAGTTTTGACAGGTATGGGACTAAAGAATGTTGCAGGAACGAAAGTTGATTGGCCTCTACGGATGCGTAGCTCATCGCACCTGGCGTCGTCACACCGATCATCGACGGAGGCACACGGAAGATGCGAGCAATCTCCTCGACTGCGAACTGACGCGACTCGAGGAATTGTGATTCGTTCGGGTCGACGCCGGTCTTCTGGAATGTTGCGCCACCGAACAGGATGCCTGGGCGATGCGAACGACGCAGACCTTTGTGACCGTCCTCGAATGCGTCAACAAGATTCTTGGCTTGTTCGCGTGACAGGTTGCCGGGGAACTGGATGATGCCGGTTGTCGATGAGCCTTGTCCGAAGAAGCGTGCAGCGAACTCTTCCAATGCACGAGACAGACCGAGGTTCTCTTTGACGAGGTCGATGCGCGACTTGCCGCGCAACTCGCCAGGCAGCACCAGGTCTTTGATGTGGATCATGTCGACGTCTTCGATGCGATCCTTGGCGTCGTAGACGTAGAACAGGCGGCCTGCTGCATCGCGTCGCACTTCGGTGCGTTGCGGGTTCAAGACCGACAGGGCGAGCACTTCGCCTTCTTCGTCACGGATGATGCGAGTGAATGAGTTGCCGTTCAGCAGCAGTGAGACGAGCACCTGCTGGAAGTGGTCGTCTTTGGTGACGCCGATGTCTGGTGCATCAAGCCACGCTGGTCGTGGTCGGTACTGGAGTCGCACGCCTTCTTGGCGGATGTACGAATCAACCGGGAGACTGGCAATCGTGTCGGCGATGAGACGCACGCAGGCATACACCGAACCAATCTTGAGCGAATCTTCCTGCGTGACATACACGCCCGAGTTCGTCGTGAACGTGTAGCCGTCGCCGAGCGCAAAGAGCGACTGGAATGAAATCGCACGCTCTTCGTCGCTTTGCTGACGGGACGGCAGGAGACGGTCGAAGATCACTTGTCGTCATCCTTCGCCACGGTGCGAGATAGCGCGAAGGCTGCACCGAGGCAGGCGATACCGAACACCATCGCCCCGAGGGCTGGTGACACGAGGAAGCCCGCCGCTACCAGGGCGAAGATTCCGAGAAGTTCTAGCACGACAACGACCATCCTGACCTCCTAGCGTAGACGAACAAGCGTAGTCATACCACGAAGAAGCCAGGTGTGGGAGCTTCGACCGGTGTCGTCGTGGCACGATCGGTTGCCATCGCCAACGCAATCACCGCGTCAATCTTACGCTTCGACTTGCCTTTGCTTAGAGTCCAACCGTTGTCCTTGACACGTTGCGCCGCCGATAGGACTTGATCAGAGAAGATTGGGTTGCCGTCGTGCGCAAGTTTCTGATTCACGATGAGTTCATACAGGTTGCCGCACGCAGGCACCATGCGTTGCGGCGATTGCGGATACTCCACCATCGGGAACCCGTCCTCGGCCAGAGCTTCTGCGGTGCGCATGAAGAATGCCGGGTCGAACGCAATCTCCTGGATGTCGTACTGCTGGGCAATCTCCCGCAGGTACGACTCGACCGCAGCGACATCGAGCACGCCGCCTTCAGGCAACCAAATCTTCGCCCGCGCAACCAGCCTGCCCTCGACACGCTGAACCAGAACGACCGCTGTCGTGTCGCGCTTCAACGCCATGTCCACACCAACCCACGTCGGCGCACGGGGCAAAAGATGTAAATCAGGTTCACGACACAACTCCCACGCACCCTGCGGCAACCAAGAATCCTCAGCAGTCCGAACCCACTGATTGAACCGATACCGACGAACCGACACCTCGCTCGTCTGACGCACCGCAATCTCCATGTCCTCCATGTCCAACAGACCTTCGGCAAGATTCGGATTCGCCTGCAACCAAGCATCACGATCATTCAGGTCGCAACCCTCCGGTGCTTCCCACCACCAGAATCCGAACTGCTCATCCTCAAGCTCACCGCGACACACCTTCTGGCCGTAGGCGTAAAGAGTTCCGCAGATGCTCGACAGGTCGTAGCCCGCGGTCGTGATGGCAACGATCTGCGGGTCACGCCTCGCACCAGAACCGAGCGTCAACGCATCCCAGAGTTCTGAGTTTGGCTGAACGTGCAACTCGTCGAAGATGACCGTCGACGGGTTCAAGCCTTGCTGCAACTTCGCGTCGCTCGACAGCACCCGGTAGACGCTGTGCGTCGAAGGCACCTCAATCGCATCCCGATACACCTTGCAAATTCCGCTCAACGCAGGCGACTGCTGCACCTGCCACTTCGCCTCATCAAACACCACCCGCGCCTGGCGTCGGTCACCAGCCGCCGAATACACCTCCGCGCCATGCTCGCCCTCGATGAGCCCATAGAGCGCAATCAGCGAACCCAGCAACGACTTCCCGTTCTTGCGGCCCAACCCAATCAGACTGCGGCGATACCTCAGCAGACCATCCGGCCTGCGTTCATACAGCGACTCAATCAACTGCCGCTGCCACGCAGTCAACTCAAACGACCGCCCCGCCCGAATCCCTTTGGATACATGCATGAACGTCGACGCAAAGTCGGCGACACGCTGACCGTCAGACTGCTGGAACTTCCTCGGCGTCGACCACCTTGGTGTTGCGACGACGGAACTGATCGAGCTCATTAGCAACCCTTATCTCGGCGAGACCGAGCCTCGCCCGGTCAGACGGTGTGAACCCCAACAACGATAGCCAAGCAGTGATTTGAGCGTTGAGTTCCGACTTCTGCTTGATGAGCGGATGCGTCACCAACTGACCATTCGCCGTCTCATAGAACCAACGAGTCACGTCAGTACCGAGCCACTGCTCGATGCGAGCAACCTGGTCAAACGCCAGACACAACCGCTCGATGAGAGCTGCGTCATGCTTCTCGCTCAGATGCCTACGGCCTGCGTCCCAGAACATCAGCCAGTACGCCCGACCGAACTCGCTCAACGTCTTCGGTGGTTCAGGCAACTCGCCATCGTTCACCACCGCCAGGGCGAACTCAGGCACCGGCACCGCAGGCAGGTTCTTCTTGGACGGGTTCCCGTTGCGTCGGTGAACCTCGATCGGCTTCGGAGGCCGACCGCTGCGTCGTCCGGTCTTGGTTGCCATCGCGGCACCACCCTAGCCCTAGCCCAGGTTTCCCGACCGCCTTCGCGCCAC